TTGCAAAGGAAGCAACGGAATTAAAAGAATTACCTGCATCTGCCGGTCAGTCTCTACAAAAGAAAGACAATAAAGTCGGCGATGTAACAAAGAGCTTAGTTTCCAGCGGTGATGGCGATGCAAAGGTCACTGATAAAGTTGGTAATGATGGTGAGAAAGGTCATGCCTTAGTAGGTGCTGGTGTAAAGGGTGCAACAGCATTTACAGGTAAGGACAATAAGGTGGCCAGCAAGACAAGTAAAGTTGGTTCTTATCTAGCTGGTTTAAAGTAATAGTAGTCAAAAAATAGTAAAAATTGGGCCTAATGTAAATTAGGCCCTTTTTTTTGCTTAAATATCTATATGACCTTTAAGGATTATTTTCATAATAATAAAATTACTAAAGAAAAGCCTTTAGGAGTAAAAAAGCGCCACATGAATTCAATAATAAGAGATGTGAGTTCGCATCCAAAACATCCCGGTAGAACTGTACCTCATATGCACCGCTCTTTTAAGGAAAATCAAAAAGTAAAGTCTTTAAAAAGTAAAAATAACGGTCGATACGTATGTAATAATAGAGATATTCAGGAGATAGAAGCAGAATTTAATCTTAAGTATGATACAAATAAATCTAAAAATCTAGGAAATACTGGTATTACTCTACGATATGATCCTGTTTTAAGTGCACCGGTATTAGAAAAGATATGATTAGTAAAGATTATTATACCGGTAACCCCGATCCTAAAGTATACCCGTTTTTCTACGTTGACAATCCTTGTATAAGATTTACAGATAAAGACAATAATCAAAGTGAACGCTTACTCATGAGTAATTATTGGAAAGAACAAATTGGTCTTTATGGTCAAAAAGTGGGTTATATAGTTAATAACACAACAACTCTTAGCGCCGATATGCTTTATGGTGAACAGCCAACCCAACAATATTCCTCGCCCGTAAATTTAATTATAGCAATTAATTTAAATGAAAATGCTTTAATGTTAAGTAAATTTGGCCTTGTATCAGATGATGAGGTAACTGCTTTTGTGCATATTAGTTCATTTTACGAAACATTTGGTTATGGAGCTGAACCAAAATCTGGAGATTTATTTCAGCTTGTTGAATATGGTAATGATAGACCGGGGGGCAGAAATGGTAATATATATGAAATTACCCAGAGATTAGACCAAGATATAGCACAAATAAATCCTCTAGCCGGTCATTATGTCTGGTTAATAAAGGCTAAGCGTTTTGAATATTCATTTGAACCAGGATTATCTGGAGAAGCTGTTAACGATCAAGTATTTGACGATACAAAGCAACCGGGTATTTCCGGGGCAGACAAGCCTTATAATTATAATGTCGATAATGCCTCAAAAGTTATATTTGATTATGGGCAGACAAATTATAGTGATGTATATGGGGGATATTAATCCTCTGCGGGCTCGTAAACAATTTCTTCGAGTTTATCATACTCAGGGAGCTTTTCATTTCTTAGAGCTGAAATAAATTTGTCTCCTTCTCTACAATTAGAAAACTCTATTTCAATTATGCTTTGATCTGAGCCAATAAATTTATAAAAAAATTTATCTTCTTTTTTAGATATGTTTATAAGCTTATAAACAATACCTGGCTTAAAACGCCTATCTTTTACAGCATGTCCAATTCTGTAATTTAAGCTAAAACTTGTTCCGATGATGTAATGCATGGTTGAATTAGTTTGCCTGGTGTTTCATTAGTAATAACTTCGTCTTTCATAGAATCAAATCTTTCAACTATATACTTCTGAAAAGCTAAGGGCTTGACCCAATCTACATCTTTATCATATAAATTTACTTTAAATTGAAGAGCTTTTCTGGAGATAAAATCTAAAGCTTCAATTAAGCAAAGCCATCTCGTATACTCATCAACTGTGAGTTTGTGTTTATTTTCCTTACATTCAACTGTTATGTATTTTTTTGAGGGTACTAAGGGCATATCCTATAATAATGGCGGTAAAGTAATTTTTATCAAGCAAATAATTTTGTTTATTTAGAGCATATAATATGTTATAAATTGCATCAAAAGACTCTCTTAATGATTCCAAGCTTTTTTTAAAATTATGTGTTATTTCACTTTTTACATCCTCATTTATATGATTACTATTTTTAATAGCATTACAAAATGTATCTGTTATTAGGAAAATAAAATTTTTAATAATATTTTTATCACATGAAAGATCATTTTTCATATAAACCAATCCGCGCTCAAAATAAGAAAGAGAAGAAACATCGAGATTTTTTTTAAAGAGTAAAATAATTTCATCTATAGGAATTAAAGGTTTAGAAGTAGAGATATCTACAAAAGAGGATGGAACTGTTGTAGTAAGTTTTTCGATACTTTCAGGGATTTTCATTAGTTATTTTTTTAATTAAACTATCGTCTATAATGGGCAGTTCTGTAGTAAGAGGTTCTGTTGTAATTGCAGTCTCAGAAAATACTTGTACACTTACTAGTTTGCTACATTCTTTACATTTATAATAATTTGAAGTATTTAGAGTAATAGGAACAAAATCAGTAATTTTTTTATAACAAGGGCAGGTGACTTCTAAACCCTGAAATGAGAGTTCTTTAAGTTTTTGAAGTTCAATTTTCTTAACTTTTAAAGCTATAAAAGTAGAGAGTAAGGAATTGTAAACGGAAAACCCCACTATCTGTAAAAAAGCCCCAATTAAAATGCCAACAATAGTATTTACACCAAAAGAAGATAAGCATAAACCTATAAGCAAGCTTACAGTAATAAGAGCAATCGATTGAAATGCTAATTTTTTAAGCATTAATATATTTTAAAGGAAATTTAAGATTTTGCAACCTTTTTCTGAGTAGTGTAAATTATGCTTTTTAAAATTTTATTTATGATTTCAAGACGTTTTACAATAGACAAAATCTTTAATTTTGCTTCTTTATTTTGTTGTAAAACGGGGTTTCTTAAAGATTGTTTAAAGAGTTGAATAGAATTATTCGTTTTTATGTAGAGATCGCCCAATTGTTCAATGGTACTGGGTATAGGATAAGGTAGTACTTTGTCAGCTCTTACATCATTAGGATGTTGATATACTGTCTTATTAAACAAATCTTTTAATGTAACTCTTTGAGTGGCAAGCTCGCGAGAAGCTATTCCGGAAGTCCATTTATTATACTGCATAATTTCTTCAAATAGCAATTTTTTCACATTAATATTTATAAATATTAGTATGAAGCTTTTCGAAAATAAGTTTTGTTCTATATTAGAAGCAGACGAAGATACCCAGCCTGTTGCTCCTGCAGATGATAAACAAGCGCTGGCCCAGACACTGCAATCTGCCACTCCTTCTGATTTTGATGTTCAAGCAGGTGAAAGGCAGAAGCGGGTTGATCAAGAAAAAATTAATCAAGTGAGTAAATTGAAGGAATGGGTTTCAAAAATTGATGAGTTTATTAACTATCTAAATGGCACTGAACCAACCTCTATCCAAGTACAGCTTCATTCAGCTCCTTGTGAAACTATTTTTGAAGATATAGCAAGAAGTGAAAAAAAGAAAATATCAAGACTTGCAGCAGAATTAAGTTCGTTAAGTGAATCGTTAAAAGGTTATTTAATTTCTTCTAACGACAGATAATTTTAGTTTAGCTTTCAAATCGCTAAAACTATTGTTTATTAAAAAAGAAGTATCAATTTTACTGAGGTTTTTATCTATACATAAATCATTTATATCTTTATATTTTTTACTCAATTCTTCTGGCCATATAAAGACGGTCTCGCCATTTTCAATTAATTTTAATGTCTTGTTATAACTTGCTTTATCTAGCCATTGATTATCTAAAACCCAAATTTTTTTATGTAAAAGAAAAGAAGCTAATTGTAATTCTTGTAAACGAGAAAACATAGCAGAACTATTTTCCTGTATACCAGCAACTGCTACTCCATTTTCTACAAAAAATGAATCTATAGGCCCTTCAAATATAAAAATATAATCATTTTTAGATGACACTTTATGAATATTAAATAAAGATTTTTCGCCATTAATTTTACTTAAATATTTTGGATAAAATTTTAAATCTTGTGAGAAAATAGCTCTTGATTGATAAAAAATAATATCTTTATTTTCATTATAAAAAGGAATAATAAGTCTATTTTTATGTGTTCTGTCTGTTAA